TGGGTGCTAGTACAAACTATAGTGAAAGGAATTATTTTCGTGTATATATCCTCTAGTATTAGCACCCCCTAAATGATAGAAAGAATTAATGACAATGATTGTTAAAGGTGAATTAGACGAGTTAGTAGACACACTCAACGATTACAGTGTCTACCTTAAACAGTTCGGTTATAGTACCGATACTATTTTTGCAGCATATGCCATCATGGCAGCTTCGCTATCAGGCAAAAAGATAAACAAAAATCAAACTACAGATGCTATCAAAGAACGTATGAAAGAACTTAGTGTCGTTCAGACACGTATTTCTGGTACAGTTCATTAGCATATTCTACTGCATCAAAACTATGATGTTCCCAAAACTTATGTTCTGGTTTATACTTACCCCATGTCAGATCCGAATGGTGTTCAAAACACAATGGTACTACAAGCTGATTAGATCTATTATGTTGAACCTGGCTACCACGTAGATGATGAACATTCATTGGTGAATTAGACATACAACCTGGAACACAGCATCCTTCTTGGATTATTTTCTTAAAATATTTTTTATCTTTAGACGTATACTTTGCCATCCCATGAACCATCCTTCCTCAATAACATTGGAACTATGGATGGTACACCATTAGTGATGACACCACAAGATAAGATTGGCTTTGCCATGTTTACTTTCATGTAAGCCATAGCCATAGACTTCTTATCAACTAAACAACCAACGGACATACCCCAGTTTAGATGGAAGTCATTACCTACATACTCTATGTTTGACTGAGTATGATAGTGTCCTTGAACTACCGAAGCAGACATCATCTGTACTGCCTTCACAATGTTTTTAGATACTTGATGTGCAAAGTAAACTCTACCCATAGCAGTTTCTTCCCAATGGGATTCTTTCCATTGCCAACCATGACCTACATCTAGTATTTCATTGTAGTCTTTCAGAAAGAACTTAGACATACCCTTTGCCATAGCACGTCTAAGGACCATAGAACCATGATTAGATTCTAGTATAGTCATTACAGGAAACATAGATTCTAGTTTCTTCATGTGATATCTACCGATTTCTAGTTCATCAGCAGGTGATGGTAGATCTGGATTGATTATGTGAGAAACATTAATTGAGTGCCAATCCATTTCGTCTCCGATATGAATAACATTCGTAGGATCATACTTAGCAGCCAAAGACTCCAAGAACCTATAACTATCAGGGTGGTGATAAGGCACATGAAGGTCAGAGATGACCAAAATTCTGTCGTTTTTTCCTGTTTTAAGAGCCGTAGAAGGGGTACTTTCATCCTTCCTAGGTCTACCCCTACCCCTTTTTATTATCTTTAAATTTACCTGCGACTTTTTCTGCTGATCTTCCAACTGTATACCCTCCTATCCCCACTAGGATAATATTTAATAGAGAGTTCTGTACAGACTCTGGAATGTTTGGTGCAGTAAATCCAAACCAATGAGCTACCATTAAACCAGCAAAGACCAACATCATAATTGGTCGCCAGTTTCTTTGTAAGAATCCTCCCTGTGCTTCTATTTGTATAGTTTTCGCAGCACCTTCTAGCTCTGCTAGTTCTCCTGCGATAATCTTTTCTTGTACTTTAGCTTTAAGTTTGTCAGCCTCTCCCTTATTATCGACAACTTTATCAATAGTTTTAAAGACTGCTCCAGCGACAGGTCCGAGTAAGTTAAGCATTTGAGTTCTCCATTATTGATGCCAGAGATTTTGCTCTGTTGGGTGTTTGATTTGCCCATCTCGAGTCTAACATTTCTGCTGCACATTCAGAATACCTTTGTTCTTTAAGATTAGATAAAGCACCTTTAAATTTAGATACACCACCTTCGCCCATTTGGAACACCATCTCAATAATAACTTCCCTAGCTGTATCATTAATATCATAGCCATCAAGAATCCTCGAAGCACCATCAACTGCATTTTGAAAATCACTCTCAAATAAAGCATCCCATCCTGCTCGGTCTGTCGGTATATCTTCTCCAGGTATAATCTTATGTCCATACCCACCAGTTTCAAATCCCAGTGTATCTTTGTACACAGTTTCACAATATCCTTCATGTTCTTTAATCCTCTCTTTTAAATCAGTATACATCATAATTTTTTGTTGAACAGAATCCTGTCAAAAACAAATCCTTTTCTTCTCTCAAAGTATATTTAAAATTATCCATATATGCAAGGCACTGTGGAACTGTATCGAATGGCATAGTTAGGGGTTCTGCTATACACACTTCATTTAATGGTGAATTTAGCGACTGCACACAGGCAATCAAAATAAGATATACCTTCATATTTAATAAAGTATAGAGATAACCATAGCTAGTAAATTAGAAAATACTAAGAATCCTACGGTCCACATGACTCTTTTAATCATGCCTATATCTGTTTCTATATGTTTGAGATGATTAGATTTGATAATCTCGATATCCTTTTTAATTAATAGGATATCTTTTTCTAACTTATTTATCTTTTCCGATTGACTGGGCATTAGATAGTCCTGCTGAATCTAATTGAACTTTTTCTTGTATAGATAATTGTTCACTAATTGATTTTTCTATTGATGAAGCATACTCAGCTTTAGCTTTCTGCATCAACACAACATCATCTACAGTCATGTTGTTTTTCTCTTCTCTTAACTTAGCATTTTTTTCATGTGCTAAATCAAGTCTATCTAATAAAAACTTGTTATGTGTTCTTAGTTCTCTTACTTCTTTTTTTATAGATCTAAGTTCTTTTTGTACTTCTGCTAATGTAGCCATTATGATGGTTTTTTTATTGACTGAATAAATTCTTTACCCTGTATAGTTTTTATCTCTGCTTCAACTTCAGCACAAGTTATTTGTACAGAATCTGACATATTTCTCAACATTTCTCTTTTAGATTTAAGACAGTCGTGAACTGATGGCATAATTGTATGCTCAATCAAAACGCCTTGACTTACTAATAATAATGCTATGACTGTTTTAATGACCATTGTTTCTAATTTTATCTTTTAATTCTTCAATATCAATAAGGGCTTTTTCCATATCAGTTTGTAATCTCATAATGTTTACTTTGTTATGTGCCATGTTTTCTAAATCTTCTGACATACCTTCTACTTGTCCAGCTATAAATTCTAATAGCATAAACTGTTCTTGATCTATAGGAGTTTGATCTGCGTTCTTAACAAGATCAGCCTCAAATAATGTAGCTCTAGTTTCTATATTGTTTAGTCTTTCTATAATACCAAAGTATGCCCAAACAGCAGTAGCTGTAGCTCCTAATAAACCAATAAGATTCTTAAGAGGTAAGCCTATCTCTGTCTTTTCAGAAAGAGAAGGCATTACCTACAGATACATTCCCCATTACAGTATTCACACATGGTCTACTCCTTTGGGTATTTATCTTTGACTGCTTGAATTGTAGTTTTCCAACCATCAATGCCATTATGAAAAATGTCATCAAGTTGATCTACAACAGCTGGGTACTCAGCAGCTCTATCTCTTTGATACTGATTGTTATCGTATTCAGTCTGTAACTCAGCTTTTTTTGCTGATACTTCTGCCCATGTAAATAACTGTGGTCCAAAAACAGCTGTACCATTTTCATCTGCACCAGTTACATATTTTACATTAGCTTCGTACTCAGCTTGATTGCTGGGTTCGCCTGATACTACAAACTCTGCATCGTCTTTGAGAGCTTTGATTGCACTTGCTATGTCTGTCATTGTTTTTCTCCTTTAAATTTCATTATGCTAGTACCTCCATAGCTATGAAAGCCCAGTCAGCTTCATCATTATTAGCTGTAACTGTTTGACCTTCACCTTTAAAATAAACTTTGTATTCAATAAGTGAAGTGGTGTTAGGTGAATCTAAATATTGCATATACACTAATGATTTACTATTAGCCACTCTAGTTTGGTCAGAGAAAAAACCATCTGTACCATCACCTAAATTAACTGCACTGCTTCCACTAGGATCTCTATAAATAGTTGCGATAAATTCTTGATCGGTTGCAGTTTTATTCATAAAAGCTATTGAAACATAAATCTTAGAAGTAGTTGCAGTTGGAGTAATAGTTACTGAAATAGGAGCTTCTACAAAACTTGTTGATGTAGTTGAAACTCCACCATTACCACTATTTTGAACTACTTGACCAATCTTACCTGTATCAATACCACTAGGCAAAGCAGTAACAGAACTGATTGATTGATTATTTAATCTGATTAACGCCATTATGCTAGTACCTCCATAGCTATTATAGTTGAAACTTCTGGATCACTATATCCACCAGTATTTGCTGGCATATTTAAAGTCCATGCTCCAGCATTAGTTTTTATTTGCATTTTATATTGGACAGCTGAACTAGTGTTAGGTGAATCTAATACCACCATTGGTTGAGGTTGTGTATAGTAAGCAGATTGTCCGTCTGACGGCCATCTGCTTACTATCAAAGGATCAGATATAACATCAGAACCAGCAGTATTATTTCTAATTTTCATGTAAACATTTGCACTTCCTGTATTACAACCCAGTCTTGGATAAAACATTAATAATACTTTACTAGATGTAGCCGAAGGTGTGATTGTAATATCCATTCCTACACTTACATAACTTGTAGAACTTGATGTTTCTGTATTAGTTTTATGTACATTAATTACTTGACCAATCTTTCCACCAGCAATAGTAGCACTACCCCCTAGTGATACTGCACTACCATTAAGAGTAATTGAAGAATTGGCTAATTTAGCATTGGTTACAGCACCACTGCCTAACTTCGCTTCTGTAATAGCTCCGTCTGCTACAGTCGTAATTAATCCTGTACCATAATGCAGTATCCAATCACAAGTATCACTAGATGCTACTGTGGTATCAAAGGTAATCGTAGATCCACTAACAGTAAAGTTTCCTTGCTGTACCACACCACTAATACTAATCAATAAGTTGTTAGCACTAGAAGGTACAAAGTTTGTTGATGATTTCTGTAAGGTGTAACTTGCTGATCCATTAAATGTTAAGTTATCCAGTACCTCTACATTAGATATGTTTTCTGTTCCTCTACCTATATATGCCATTATGCCTCTGGTCTTTCTGGAAATTCCACAGCTTCAACATCTTCTACTGTAGTTAATCCGTTAGTAATATCTCTTAATGCTTGTCTGTAATCTGTCATTTCAGCAGTCATAGTTTGGTCAGACAAGGCTAAGTAATCTGTTTGTGCTAGTAGGTTATTTCTTTTACTTCTAAGTTCAGAAATACTTATTTCAAATTCTTGTTCTGCTGTTAGAGGTGGTATTTCAGAAATAATAGGTAAGTTATTTGAGTCAAAAGTTAATTCATGGTTAGGGGGTAATTCTTGAAAGAAAGCTGACACCCTAGCATCAGTCATAGGTATAGCAGTTGAAGGAACTTTTTCTGGATTTTGTTCGTGTATTTCGTTTCTTATAGCTGTATCGTAATATCTCATAATTAACTCCAAGTTCCTATTGCAAGTAATGACAGTCCTTGAGCATTACTTGTACTATTTATACTCTGTGTTACATAGTTGGTTGTAGTGCTATTAATACTAACTGCCTTTGCACTTATAGCATTATAATGACCTCCATTTACTTGAGCTATAACACGAGGAGCTGCATTAAAAGCTAATGGATATGTCCAAGTTCCAGCAGTGCTTGTATAAAAATTACCTGCACTTGGTCCTTGATTTTGTGCAGATGTTGATTTATCAACATGACATATTAGTGTTCCGTCTGCAAATTTAACATAATATCCATTAGAGTTACTTCCCTTACTAACAATGTCAGTGCCACTTTTTTGTGGCATAGCTGTAAAATTATATGTTTCACTTAAATCTAATTTTGTATTGTCCACTGCATCATCAGCTATTTTAGCTGTTGATATTGCTGTATCATCTATTCCTAGTGTTGGTATTTTAGATAATGGCATTAGGCTAGTACCTCCATTAGTGTTATAAAAGATGATTCTGAATTTTGTTGAAATCTTGCAGTTCCATTATTAGTTGTAGTTTCTGCCGCTCCTTGTGTTTTGTAGGTTAAAGAACTTGTTGAACTTGGAGTATCTAAATAGTTTGTAGCGACTAATCCACCATTTTTCACTGAGCTTACTCCCCCCGCTTCGACCCACATTAATCTATTCCATTCAGCATTTGCAAGACCACTTCCATCTCTAAGTATTCTAAATCTAGACCTTCCATACTCACTATCTCTATCAGTAACTAATGTTTGAGAAATTATAATTAACACTTTACTTGAAGTGCTAGTAGGGGTAATCGAAGCTGTTAATCCTGTATCTGTAAAAGTACTTGTTGTTACATTCACTGCTGTAGAAGTTGAACCATGAACCACTTGACCAATCTTACCTAATGGTCCAGATAATTTAGCATTAGCAATAGAACCAGCTAACATATCATTTGTTACTGATCCTGTAGCTGGAGCTTGTGTTCCAATACTTTTACCTAAGTAAATACAATACATACTATCACTAGATGT